TGTTGAAGTGGTGACGCTGTGACAATCGTTCTGCGCCCGCACCAAGACAAGTGCATTCATGCGCTGATGGACTGCCCCGACAAGTACGCGGTGGCCGAAGTCACGGTTGCCGGCGGCAAGTCGCTCATTCTCGGCTGCCTCGCTGGCTACAATCAAACCGGCCGCACGCTCATTCTCGCGCACACTAAGGAGTTGGTGCAGCAGAACGCGGAAGCCTGCCGGTCGGTCGGCATCAAGGTTGGTATATGTTCCAGCGAACTCGGCAAGAATGTGTTTGCCAAGACGACCGTGGGGACCATTCAAACCGTGGTCCGGCGCACCAAGTCTTTTCAGGACGTGAACTTGATCCTCGTGGATGAAGTTCACCGCACGCCAGTTGCCAAGACTTCAAGCTATCGTAAAGTATTTGAGGCCATCCCGCACGCCAAAGTGCGCGGCTTGACCGGCACACCGTTCCGCGCCGATGGAACGGGTTCACTGGAAAAGACATTCGGTCCAATCATCTATCGCTATTCGTTCCTTGACGCGCTCCGCGACGGCTTCGTGAAACCGTTGGTGCCAGCGCATAGCGACGAAGCTGCGCAAATCGACGTGGAAGGGCTCAAAACGAAGGGCGACGATTTCGACCTTGACGAAATGGCGCCCCGCGCGATCCAGTTTGCCAAGACCCATGTTGGCGCGATCAAGGCGACGATGGAACGGCAGCGGCGCTCCCGCGTGCTGGTATTCGCCTGTAATATCGAGCATGCTGACAAGCTGGAACACGAACTGAACGTCATTGGTGTGACCGCCGCTGCCGTGCACAGTCACTCGCCGAAGGGCAAGCGGGAAAAGGCGGTTGCGGCCTTCCGAACCGGCTTTCTGCCGGCGCTGATTTCCGTCGCCATGTTCGATACCGGCTTCAACGTTGACGATATCGACTTGCTGGCATTCTGCCGGGCGACCAAGAGCGCGGTGTTTTTTGCGCAAGCGCTAGGACGCGGCGCGCGCATCAGCGCCTACGCGGAGAATTGCGCCGTCTTGGATTTCGGCGGTAACGTCCGCCGGCATGGCTCCCTAGACGCAATCACGGCAGCGCCCGGCGTCGAACTGCGTTGCGACGGCTGCGGGACGCAATGGGAAACATGGAAGCACGGCCGAACCTGTCCAAGCTGCGGCGCCATCCATAAGAGCGCGACGACCTGTAAGGGCTGCGACGAAAAGTTTGACCAGTTTTACCACGGGGCCACATGTCCGCACTGCGGCCTGCTACAAACGTCGGTCAAGCTATGCAACGCCTGCGACCAAACCTATGCTACCTTCCTGCACCCCATATGCCCGCATTGCGGCTACGACAATTCCAGCGTGCGCGAGGCCGGCAAGGATTTGAACGAATGGGGCGCCTCCGACGAACTGGTCAACACGACCGAGTTAATCAAACAAAATCCATGGCAACAAATAACGCGTCCGCCCTATCGTGGTTCTACCTCGTGGCAACTTCCGACGCGTTACGCCACCGTGAAGTGGCCCTACGAAGTCCTGCCGCAAGATATCGTTAGCGTCTATCTGGTAAAAGCGTCCAACGGCCATCTGGTTGTTAAAGGATGGTACGACAAACATGGAAAGGTCCATCAGATTTAACAGGTGCAGAACATGCCGACGCTATCGCCAACCCTGAAAGTCACGCTTGACGAACTAGAGTTAGCTGGCGTATCGTATACATTCGAGAAATCAAACGGCGGTCACTTCAAGGTTTTTGCTAACGGGCTGCCGATGATTGTTTGTTCTACTACGTGTTCCGACCATAGGGCAGTAACGAAGGCTCGCTGTCTTGTGCGTCGTCTACTCAAAACCGCCTTCAACAGGAGCAACCGAAATGAGACTTTGTTTCGACAGCATTGACGAAGTGAAAGCCTTCGTCGCCCAACTCAAAGGCACACGCGGCAGCGGCAAGAAAGGCGACAGCGACGACGGCGACGCCGGAACGCCGGGAGCGCAGCCGGCGGCAATCGGGCAGCAGGCCACGGGTTTCAGCGGCGCGCCGGGATTTGCGCCCCCGGCGCCCTCTGCCAATCCGGCGTCGGGCTTCCCTGCAGCCGCTGCCGCCCAAACCGTTCACCCACTCGCCAAGTCAATCATTGAACGCGCGGAAGCGTCGTTGAAGGGCGGCAGCCCGGTTGACAGCATTGTCGGCTGGTTCAAGACGCAGTTCGGCCCCGACGCGGCCAACGTCTCGACGTGGGAAGGGATGAAGCCCTTTGTCGAGCGCGCGTCGGAAACCCATCTGAAACAGATGGCGCCGCAACTCGGCATCACCGCCTAGGATCGGGAGGCGCAAGCCTCCCTTTTCCGTCTTTGCAAGGTACCACGCAAATGACCGCACACGCCGTTTACGCCCCTTCGTCCATGGCGCGCATATTGAAGTGTCCGCCTTCCGCCACGTTGTCGGCCGGGCTCCCGGAAGTCACCAACGCCAAAGCCGACGAAGGCACGCGCGTTCATGCGGTCATTGAACGCACCCTGCGCACGGGCGAGCTACCGCCGCCGCTGGCGCCGTTCGTCAAGCCGGGAAAGAACATGCCCGACCGCGACGTTGCCGGCTACGTGCAGTCTTTCGTTCATCAGCTAGGCGCGGGACAGTTGCTTATCGAGCAGCGCGCCCATCTGGCGAAGGGCTGTTGGGGAACGTTAGATATCGCTCACCTTGCCGATATCATCACCGTGTTTGACTATAAGAATGGTGCGTGGGACGTGGAAGCGCGCGGCAACCCGCAAATGTTGACCTACGCGGCGACGTTCCTTGACGCCTACCCCAACGTGCAACATTTTCGGCTTGTGATTTTTCAACCGAACAGTTGGGCCAACGGCAGCAACCCCAATCAGGACGATGGGTTCAAGCAACACATTCACACGCGCGCCGAAGTGGAAGCGCACCGCGCGGCAGTCTTGGCCGCCATCGCCTATCAGGGACCGCCCAAGCCCGGCCCGCATTGCCGTTGGTGCCCGGCATTCTCGCGTTGCCCGGCCATGTCGCAGGACGCCAATTTCCTGATGGCGGTTATCTCGCGCGACCCGGGCACGTTGACGGCCGACGAATTGACACGGATGCTGCGGATTATCCGTTCCGTCAGCGACATGAAAGAACTGCTCGAAAACCGCCTGACCGAGCTATTGAAGATGGGCGCCAGTGTGGCCGGCGTCGAATTGAAGCCATCGCGGAAGTGGGCGGCTTGGAACGATGAACGCCACGCGGCCGAATATCTTTGGTCGAAATACGGCGCGCGCGGCGTCAAGCCGATTGGCGTTGCGGCGGCCAAAAAGCTTGGCAGCGACGGGGCGCAATATGCTAGCATCGGCAGCCACAAGCCTGAGCCCGAACTAAAGGCAAGTTACTGATGCCCCGAACCTATAGCGTCAAAATCGGCGAGTTGTTTCTAACATCGGACAAGCCGATATCGGCATTTGACGCCAAGATGGCGAAAGTTGTCTTGGACGAAAACGTCTTGCACTGTTTCGCCCAAGTCGAAAAAGACAGCATTGTGGTCAACCTGCCGCTTGACGCCTTTGTGAAGTTTAGTTAGCGTTATCGCGTTTTGAAGTTCTGCAACTCTGAAAAAGGAAGTCCTGAAATGTCAAATCAACGTGTCTACAAATATGCAACGATCTTCAATGCGCGGATGACCAACATGCGCCATCTTTGGGAACCGTCGCGCGAATACATGGGCAAGCCGCAGGAGAAGCCGAGTTATCTTGGCGGGTTCATCGTGGCGAAAACGCGTGGCGTGTGGTTTGAAGAGCCGGCCTTCGCCGGCTTGGTCGCGTCGTGCCAAGCGCTCTACACTGAGGCCATGTCGCACATTCCATTCCCGCAAGTCGTCTGGCCGGTCAAGGATGGCGATATCCCGGAGCCCGGCAAGGCACAGACCGAATGGACCAAGGGCCATTGGCTGATTAACGGTTCGTCAACGCAGCCGATCAAGGTGGAAGTCGTGCAGAACGGCGTTCCGGTCCCGCTGACCAATCGCGCCATTGTCAAGCCCGGCGACTTCATCACCGCTTCTGTCGCGCTCGCCGTGAAAACCAACGACCCGCGCGCCGTCAAGATTTACCTCAATACGGTTCTGTTCATGAACCCGGGCGAGGAAATCGCTATCGGCAATTCCGTGAGCGGTGCCGAACTGATGGCGCAGGCCAAGGCGCAAGGGCTCAACGTGACCGGGTTCGGTGGCACGGGCGCTCCGCAGGGCGGCTTTGCGCAGAACAACGCGGCGCCCGCGCAAGGCGGTTTCGGCCAGCCGGCTAACCCTGCACCGCAAACGACCGGCTTTGTGCAGAACGCCCCGGCACCCGTGCAGCCCAATCAGGGCGGCTTCACCGCACCGGCCGGCGGGTTCACGGCGCCACAAGGTTTCCCGCAGCGCTGAGAAACAACGGGAAGCGGCGGGAGCGCGTTCATGTCCGACCTTTGGGCCGATCTTGAAACGCGCTCCCGCGTCGATTTGAAGGGCTCCGGCGCGCGACGCTACGCGGCCGACCTGTCAACGCAAATCACGACAGCGGTGTGGTACTATGAGGGCGCCCTTAAGACGGCGTGCACGGTCCATCCGTCGTTGGGGACGCATGCGGTATCGCAGCTTTATAGCGATATCGAAAGCTGTTCGCGCTTTGTGGCGCATCATGTCAATTTTGATGCGAATGTCCTGAAAGGACCGAGCCAAAATCCGTTCCTGCGCCTGCCCGTGCAAAAAGTGTCGTGCACGATGGCGCGAGCGCAAGCGCTGGCGCTGCCGGCAGGCTTGGACGAACTTTGCATGGCGCTTAACGTGCGCGGCAAAGACCCGCGTGGGCGCGCGCTCGTGCAGGCGACATGCAAGCCCATGCGTAACGGCCAGTTTAACGAAGATTTCCAAACCTACCGCGAGTTGCTGGAATACAACGTTCAAGACGTTCACTGCCTGATGACTGTCGATAAGCTGTTGCCGGAGTTGTCGCCGGCAGAGCGCATCATTTTTGAACGAACATGGCGCAAAAACGAAATCGGGCTGCCAATTGACCTAGCACTGGCGCAGGCCATCGCCGCGCGCCGGCAAGAAATCGAACATGAGGTTTCGGCGCAACTTCGCGAACTGACCGACAACATGGTAACGGCGGTCACGCAGCGCCAGCGCATATTGCAGTGGGCCAACAGCGGCAACCGCGCCGCCGGGCTCCCCGGGACCAAAAAACACGAAGTCGCGGAGGCGCTGGAAAATCCCGATCTTCACCCCGACGTGCGCAGCGTCTTGGAACTGCTGCAGGAAAGCGGCGGGAGCGCCCCGACCAAGGCGCAAGCGGTACTAGATCGCCACGTAGGCGGCTTCTATAAGGACGCCACGCGCTATTTCGGCGCCCGGTCCGGTCGCGGCACGTCGGAAGGCGCGAACATGTTTAACATCGCCCGACCGTCCGGCCGCTACGACGGCAAGGAAGGGCGCCCGACGATAGAACATATTATCACCGGGCTCAAAAACGGGTTCAAGTTCGACAACATTGCATTGACAGATTGTTTGCGCGGTACCATACAAGTCCCGCCGGGCTACAAACTCATTGATATGGACCTTGCCAACGCTGAATTGCGCTTGGCGTTGTGGCAGTCGGGCGACCAAGAGCGGCTAAACGTGCTGGCGTCGGGCGGCGACCTTTACATGTCAAACGCTATCGCCATGTGGGGGCTGCCGGCCAATGCGACCAAGAGCAGCCATCCGAAAGAACGGCAGGATGGCAAAACCACGACGCTAGGCGGCAACTACCAATTAGGCTGGCGCACCTATAAGGCGCAGATGCGCCGCATGGGTATGCGGATTTCCGACGAAAAGGCGCAAGACGATATCAACCGATATCGTGCCGTCAACCCGCTGTTGAAGTCGCTTTGGGAAAACCTCAAAAGCGCGTTCTGGAACTGCCTTTATGAGCCGCCGGGACGCTACTTTTTCGCCGGCAAAGTCGCCTTCATCAAAGACGGCACAACCATTTGGCTGATACTGCCGAGCGGTCGCGCCATTCCGCACTACTCCTGTTTTGTCGGCCACGACGGCAACATGGGCTTTTGGCGAGCGCGGTTCGGCGCCATGCTGCCGCAAAAGGTTTTCGGCGGGTCACTGTTGGAAATCTCTTGCCAAGCCATGACGCGCGATCTTATAACCGAAGCCGAAAGCGATATTGAAAAGGAACTGCCCGACGTGACGCTGTTGCTTGACATTTATGATAGCATCGTCGCTGCCGCGCCTGCCGAAGTCGCCCACGCGCGCGCCGAACAGATAGCCGCCATCATGCGCCGGCCGCGCTCGTGGTCCACCGGGCTCCCGACCGACGCGGAGGGCTATGTTCACGACCGGATGAAAAAATGACGGTGCCGGGGCAAGTGTTTGGGTTGCTGACGGCGTTGCGGCCTTACGCAGGCCGGCGCTGGCTGTTTGAGTGTGAATGCGGCGTCCGCGTGCCGCGCTATCCCGACCAAATCCGGGGCGGTTGCGGCTACTGCAACGGCGTCGGAGCGGACTTCGCGGGCGAGGAATTTGGTGACCTGACGGCGGTCCGGCCGGCGCCAGAGGGACCGCGCAACGTTAAACGATGGTGGTTCCGCTGCATTTGCGGCCGGGAAGCCATCAAGACGAAGTACAACGTGATATCGGGTAGCACGAAAACTTGCGGCGCGTGCACACCGGGGGAGAGGCTAGCAGGCCGCAACAAACGCGAACAGGAGCCCGAATTGCTATGACCGAGGATACTTCCAACATGCCCGCGCCCGACATTGAATTGGCGTCGCCCCCGAAGGCCAAACCGACGAAAAAGGCCGCCAAGCCGAAGGCCAAGGCGAAACCGAAAGCCAAACCGGCGAAAAAGGCCGCCAAGCCGGCCAAGGCCAAACCGAAGGCTAAGAAACGCGCATCCCCGCCCAAGGGAGGCCGCCCCATGCTGTATCCAGACTGCACCATTGTTCGCATGCCCAAGGGCAGTCTGAAACGCGTCAACGCCGCCTTGAAGGCCGACGAAAGCCAAGGCGACTTCATGCGCGTGGCCGTGTTGGACCTGCTGCGCAAGCGCCGCAAATAATTTCACGGTACCGCGAAATTAACGATTGACAGCCTCCCGGTTGGCGTATACGGTAGCGATATCGTCAACGCCAATCGGGAGGTTTTGTTATGTCAGCCATCACCGCAGAAAACGCACCAATGAAGATCATTCTTGACCGCAACTCTGCCACTAACACTTGGTTTGCCGAGATTTACGGGCAACTTGAAGTTTTCAACATTGGAAAGCATGCCGACGCCCGCGACGCCGTTATTGCGGTTCAACGCGGCAACCCGGAAGCCGAAGTTGGGGTGAAGTCTACAGTGTTTGGCCCGGCAACGGTTGCGACGTTCGGTCCCGTTGTGTGGATGCAACCGAACCTTTCACCATAGCGTAAATAAAACAATCACGCGGCCAAGGGCTGACGTTGGGGTGAACCGAATAGCTCCGCGCCAGCCCTTCGCATGTTCCGCCGCTGCGTTGGTTGAGCGCTATCGCTTCCTTATGTTCCGCGTCGCAGTAGGACCAGCAGCGCCACACGTTCGCATGCGCCAGCAGCCAGCGCGTGAACGGAAGCCCGAAGCGGCGCCCCATGCCCAACACGCGACGGTCGCGGACTAGCTCAATATTGAGCGCGACTGTGTGGAGATAAACACTGACACCGAGCAGTCCGAGCAGTTCGTCCGGCTGTTCCCGGTCCACGATAACGAGTGAATGAACCGTGTCATTGGCCGCTAGCTGGCGATAGCGCTCAATCATTTTGGCGCTATCACTAACGCTCTTGTGTTGCAGCACGGGCAGGTATTTGACGACTTCCGGCACACCGAACAGCTTGTGGAACAATTGCGGCGCGTCGTCGCGCCGTAGTTCCCGGAAGCCGTGCGTGGCCGTCTTGAACGTCAGCAACTCCGACAGGACCGGCCCCATCAGAACATCGCCAGCATGCCGCCAAGGCCGCCTAGCATGCTTCCAATGCCGTTGCCCTTGGATTGCTGCGCCTGCGCCTGCGCCGCCGCCATTTGCGCCTGCGCCTGCATGTCGGCTGACAGCACGCTACCGAATTGGGCGTTGGCTGCCTGTCCAACCCCGATGCCTTGGAACTGGTCGGAGAGCGCGCCCTGCAGTTGCGTGAACTGCTGCTGGTTGCCGGAGAGGTAAGACTGATATTGCGACAGCAGGTCTTGGTTGGCGATACCGGTATTGATGGTCCCAAGCTGGCGCAGGTTGGCGCCGGAGAGCAAGCCGCCGCGCGCCGCCGCGCTGTTGTTCTCGGCCGCGTCGGCGGTCCCCATGAGGTATTTTGCGCCGGCCGACGTATCGTAGTTTTTGGCGAAATCCTCAAACGACGTGACGTCGTTGCCCGTGCCCTGCAGTCGCGACAGCCCTATGGTCGGGTTGCTGCCGGCACCGGAGCCGTTGGAACCGAGTAGGACTTCATTGGTTGGCTGCAGGAATGCCGAGCCGAAGTCCATGTAAGGCTGCTGAATTGCCAAGTCTTGATTGGTCAGTTGCCCGAATTGACCTGCGGCGTCGCTAAGCGAACTGGACGCGAGGCCGCCACCAATCAACTCGCCGAGCCCGGTTCCGAAGCTGGACATTTGACAATCCGTATACGTTTATGCTAGGGACAGTCTATCATGCTCGATACCCGACGACAACGCGGGACCGGCCCGTCAATCATCATCTCTGCACGTGTCCCGGCGAGTGTCGCCGCGCGGCTCGATTTCATAGTGCGTAACCATGCCAATATCGAAGATCGGACGCAAGGCATCAAAGAAAGCCTTGAACGCTGGATTGAAGCGCGTGAAGCGGAACTCCGCAAAGAAGGCATCTTCCCGCCGCCCGCGTAAGGTCCACGGCACGCCGGAGGTTATCAGTGAAAACGCGTTCCACTTGCACGCGTGGCAATGGTACCTTGAAAACTTCTCCGCACGGTCCCTGCTGCTGTTTCATGTGCCAAACGGCGAACTCCGGGACCACCGCACCGCCGAAAAGCTTAAGCGGATGGGCGTTGTTGCGGGAGTGGCTGATTTCCTTGCTTTTACTGCTACTCGCCGTGCTGCTATTGAGTTGAAAGACAGCGACGGCGGGCAGAGCGCCGACCAAATCAGGTTTGAACGCTACTGGACCGCGCTAGGCGGCGAATATTATCTGTGCCGTTCGCTAGACGATTTTAAGAATTTGTTAACCGCGCTAGCGCTATTCTAGCTTTGAGGCCGCACAAATGAAGCTTTTATCGACTATCGTATGCGGGTTGCTTATCGGTGCAATCTTAGCGCTAGCGGACCGCTACGGGCTGCTCCCTTGGGCAGTCGGCTACATGCTTGCGGCGTTGGCGACCAACGTAAGGATGCTGACAAGACTTTAAACTATCAGAACCCACGTTCCAGCGGACTTGATATAAATATGCTTGTTCGTCGTGTCGCCGTACCAATCGCTGTTGTTGCCGAGCCCGCCGGCCGGCGCGCCGCTGCCACTGCGCAGGATGGGGTTGGCCTGCAATGCGGCGATAGCGCTATTGTTGGTTGCAATCTCGCCGTTGATCGTACTAATCTCGCCGTTGATAGTGGTTACCGAACTCTGCAGACTTGCGAGGTTGCTGGTCAGTGCGGCAATCGCGCTTGTATTAGTCGCAACTTGTGTCTGCAAATTCGAGAGATCGGGAAATTGACTAGGATCGATGCCCCCGCTATCGGATATGAAGCTGGTCAAGTCGTGCAGCCAGCGGTTAAACGCAGGATCGGCGGTTAAGGGAGGGGGCGGCGGCTGCCGTCGAATAACCATGCTAATACGTCCCGGCGAAGCGATCTTTGATGACGGTCACCTTATCATAACTGCGGAGGAAAGACATGGAAGCTTCCGAGCCGTGGTCCGACAAAATGATCTGCGTCTGCGGCAAAGCGGCGATGGACGGCATTCGCTGCCGGTTCGGGGCGACACACAAACCGTTGAACTCGCGCTTGCCGTCAACGCTGCCTTGGGAAGCTAAACCGGAGAAGCTGCCATGGGAACGATAACGAGTAAGTGCTTACAACGCAACAACCACGCCGATATCGTTTTGTCAGTGCGTTTTGAACGCAAGTCCCGGCGCTATTGGGTCGGGACGCGTCAAGTCCCCTGCGAAATTCCTAGAAAAAATTCATCAATGCTGAACGGCGCCGCGCTGCCCGTATATTGCAAGCGCAATTGACGGCGCCGCGAACTCCCCATCTGGCGCGCGATAGCGCGACGTTCTCCGACCGTTGGGAACGATATCAGGCGCTCGCCCTTCCACGTCTGCAGCCCATCGGCCGACCAATCAAGCTGAAAGCTGCCGGCTGCCGGTCCAAGGTAGCTGCTCATTTCGACGGTATCGATGTTGTGGCGCGTTTGCTGGCTGCCGATCCACGGCGATATGATCTGGCGTGTTAGCGTTCCCGCCGGTTCGCTGGCGCTGGTCAAGTCTACGCGGCAGACTTCGCCGGTAACCAACCCAACATAAGTGACGCCACTATCATGTTCTGTCGCACAACGTCCGACATGATCGCTACGGCCATTTGATTGACGATAGCACCAAGACATAGAGGAAAGAGCAAGTTCAATGGTCCACGCTCCGTTATAGGTCAACACATAGAAATCATCACCACCTTGCGCGTACATGTACGCTGTCAACTGTGATAAGTCGATTTGCTGCAACAACAAGTCAACCCAAGCCGGCGACACCGCTTGCGCGACCTGCCCCGCGCCAACCCATATCCGGCGGTCGGTCCCGACGAACATCACGCGGCCATGCAAGTTCGCAAGCGACAGCCGCGCGGCTAGCCCAACTTCGGTTAGCGAGTTGGTGAAGGCGACGAAGGGAAAGTCCGAGCCGCTACCGGCGTCATACCATTGTTCGATGGACCGCGCGCCCATCGGCCAGAACGTGCGCCCTAAGGTCACCACGTCTAGCACGGCATCCGCGCGGGCTTCCTTGGTCGCAAACGAATTGGCTTGGACGTTGCTGGGTGCGAGCGCGACGCTGGAATACATCTTGGAAGATTGGTTGGCGTAAACGTTGGACGCGCCGGCCCATATCGTTTGGTTGTCCAACTCGCAAACCGCCGAAGGGTCAAACTGAATGTTGTCAGACGCTTGAAAGTTGGCGTTGACCACGCCGGCCGTTTGCGTCGCGGTGTAGCCGGTTCCGGCGCCGCCTTTGCCCGTGCTGTCCGCATTGGACGCTATCGCCAGCGCCGTGCGATCTTCGGCCATGCGGATGACCGGATAAGACGGATCAACTTGCACGGTGCCGGCGCGGGTCGGGATGCCGGTTTCCACGCCATAGTAAATCGAACCGTCCGCGTGCCCGGTCCAAATGTTGCCAAGCGCATGACAAATCGCGATACACGGCGACGTGGACGGTTTGCTAACCAACGTCAAGCCGGGAGAGCCGACCAAGCGAACCTTGCCCGGCTTGTTCTCCTGCGGCTTGCGCGGGACGATACGGCAGTTCACAAGCTTGCCGGCGCCGATATCCTGATTGAGCGGGTCAGCGAAGCTGCCGAGCATGTCAAAGGGCGGCATGGGCTATCTCCGCAACATTTGCAGCCATTGCTGCCCCTTGGCCCAATCGCGCCATCGGCGGTCAACTGCCTCGCTGTCCGTCAGGATCATTTGCACCGCCGCGACGGAGCGGCCATAGCTGCCGAAGATGCGACGCCCTAACAGTAGCGTGATATCGTGGATGCCTTCCGGCGGCAGCGGTACCACGTCGCCGCCATCCGTCTTTGTGATCGCTGGCACGCGACCGCCGATTTCCAGCAGGACCGGCGTTGCCGAGCGCGGCGGCTGCCACACGGTCACCAACACGCTGCCGTCCGTCTGGCGCTCCTGATGCCACCGCGTGATGGTGCCCGGGAACGTGGTTCGCACCACGTCTGCGCTTGGCGCCTGTCGCGTCTGACGATTGACGGTCGGGCTTGTGTCGTTGCACCAAAGGGCTTTGAGCGCCACCGCGTCACGCTGCACGAGATAGGCGCTTTGCGCGGTACCAATCGAAAATGACGAAATCTGTCCAATAACGCCTTGGGGAATGGTCGCGTTCACGCGAGTTATGAGGTACTGCGCCGCGCCGTCCATGTGTTCGTTGCGCAGCAGGTTATTCAGTACCGCAACGTTGTTCGCGATATCGCTGTCGCCGGCCGTTTCGGTTTGATCCAAAATGCCGTAGAGCCGCAGCGCGTCGGTGATGACTTCGGCCGCCGTCGTCATGGTTCGTCTTTGCCTCCGCAGTCTACCGTGCGCCCGTCGCGGATGTAACCATGCCAACAGCTTCCGCAATTGATAGAAGGCGAAAAGGTTGGCTTATCCCGGTTTCCGTCCCAAGTCCAATGAGGCGACCCGCCATTCTGCCCTTGTGGATCATGTTTCCATCCCGTGCGACCGTGGAGGGCCAAATCACCGCAACGGCGGTTGTGCTTCGGGCACCTAAATGAGAAAAGCTGTTCTTTGCCCGGTTCGGCTTCAATATCGAAGCTATCGCGGTCAATGATAAAAAACTTAACTTGCGCGTCCGCCATGCATCACACTCCCTTGGCCGCGCCCCAAGGCGGCGCCCATAATTTGTCTGTCGTGTCGTTGTCGGTGCCAAGGTTCGCCAGTTCATCGGCTTCGTTCGGCGGCACGACCGTTCGGACCGAGCCCGAAGGAACGAAGGTGCCATCGTAGCTGGTCGGGTTGATCGTAGTCACCGACGCCACGTCCTGATTTTGATTAAGGCTTTGCTGATAGCTCTCAAACACGGTGGGCTGCCCTGTCGTGTAGGTACCTTTCGGTGGCGTCATGAACGCTTTGAGCCGCGTCGCGTCGTCGGGCGCCATCGCCATGACCGCTGACGCGGAAAAGATGTTGTCGAGCCCCCAACGCGCCGGCAGCGGTTCGGCCGGCGGCTCAATCGAGCGGTCCGGCGAAACCTGAAAATCGTACACCGGGGGCCATGGGTCGAGACAGGGACGCACCGGGCGCCCACTGGCCGACGTGCAAACAAGCAGCCCGGTCAGGCGTTCACGGCTTAGTGTCTTGTAAGGGACGCGGGCTCCGCATCGGCTGCAGGCCCCCCAAACTGTAAAAGGACTAAATCCCGTTTGTTTGGCGGCTCGCATGGGGCGACAATCTGGCGCGGGTCAAAGTTAATCGGTTCTTGGACACCGGCACAGTACCACAAGCCGCCCTCATGAAAAACAACAAATAGCGTCCCTTCCGCGCTAAGCGCCCAAAAATAACTATTCATAGTGCCTCCCCTATCCAAATCACCCGATCACGAAATTGCCTACTTCCCGCCATCAGTCAAGCGGTAGGACTACGGACGTTTGACTTTTCCAAAGGATAGCGCTAACGATATCACACTTCACCCACGGAAAAGGTTTTGTAAAATGGTTGGTACCGTGAACGGGACAAAGGAACTCCCCAAGCTTCCTTGGGAACTGACTTCGCAAGTTCCCGCTATCGTTGAGGAACCGCCGATCCCGATGGACGTTCCGGCCGGCGCGCTCAACGTCGATACCACTTATCAGGCATTGGCGCCGCGCAATCCGAAGCTTATCAAGGAAATCGGCGCACACTTCGACTTGACGCTGTTCGGCCGCCTTCGTGTCGCCCGCCGCCCCAACGGCGCGTTGTTCGTCATGGACGGCCGCCATCGTCTTGAAGGCGCCAAGAAAGCCGGCGTCGAATTGATCCCCTGCGACGTGTACGACGTGCCGGAGCGCAAGCGCGAAATAGAAATCTTCATCACCAGCAACACGCGTATCCGCAAGGTGCCGCAGGGGATGCTGTTTATGGCCGAAGTCGCCGCCGGGCAGGAAGACGCCGTCAACCTCAACCGCCTTGTGCACGAAGCCGGCCTTGCCATCGTGGACAGCAACAACGCGCGTGCCGAGTTTACGGTGCCGAAAATGACCTGCATTGCGGCGCTGAAAAGCCTGTACGGGCACGGCACCAAGAGCTATGCGCGCCGCGCCGCGCCGGTCGAACATTGGCAGCTTCGCGAGGCGTTGGACCTGATTTCGGGTATCGCGCCCCCGAACGCACTCGTGACCGAGCATATCGTTATCGGCATGACGTGGCTGGTTCAAAATCATCCACTCATTCGCACGCAAGCGGACCGCCTGCGAGCAATCGGCTGGTCGCGTCTGGATATGGCCGCCCGCGCCGTAGGACCGCGCCCGGTCGCGAAGGAAGCCGGAGAAGCGTTGCTGGCCGTGATCGATTGGAAGCGCCCCAAGGGCGCGCGTATCGCGCCGGGACTGAAGTTGCCGCCACCGCCGGATTGGTTACCGGCGATGGCGGGCTAGGCTCCCCGTAGAACCTTGTCGGCTGGCGCTTACGCGTTGTCCGCGCCGGCCGACACGTAGACCGAACGCCAGTCGATGATGGACGCCGAACAGCGGAACCAAATGGCGAGCAACGACGCCTGATTGGCCCAATTGCTATCCTCGCGGGTTTCGAGGCCGGAGCGTTCCCAAAACGTGAAGCCCTCGCCGTTGTCCAAGTCCTGAATGGACGTTTGGATGAAGTAGTTGTCCTTGTCCACGAGGTACGGCGTTTCGACAACTTCGGGCAGGGCGCCGGTCGAGCGCAGCACGTTGATGTTGTTCGTCTGCGCATTCCACTGCAGCGGAGAGCCGAGAATGCGCCGCGTTTCCGGTCCGCTTTCCGGCGACAAGATGACGCGTTTGGGCAGGACATTGGTGATGAAGCCGCGACCGTTGCGCGTGTAGCCGATCTGGATAACCGCGTTCTCGAAAGCCAACTCCGACACGTTGGCCGACACGAGAAGGTTACTCTGCAGGCCGGAGGCAGTCGGATGCGACGCCGAACCGAGCGGCACGCCGTCCGCGCGAACGCCGTTCACTGCGTCAACGGCAACCTGCAGCGGCGCGTGCGCAATGTATTCCTCCGTCTGACGCCCGGACATTGCCAGTTCTTTCAGCATGCGCGAGGCAACGTCTTCGTAGAGGTTGTCGTCTTTCGCTTCGCGCGAAATCGCGACGCCGAGCCCGTAACTGGCGTGGGTGACCTGCGTGCGGATGCCTTCGTTCGGAAAGTCGAACTGCACCGGTTCAAGTTCCGGCTGCTGAACGGCGAGGCCGAGGCCGGCGCGCTCCGTCATAAATTCTTCAAAAGCCTTTTCGGAGGGCTTTTGGTCGAAAAACTGCGGATAGATCGGCGCGAGACGTTCGTAATCCATGCCGAAAAGCGCGTACAGGCCCGGCCAATATTGGCTTGGCTGCAAGCTGCGGTCGATAACCTGCATGCTATGTTCCTTTTTCGAGGGCCACACAATCGGGCCGAAACATGGTATGAGTACCACATTTAGGCCGAAAATGTCAAAATGGCCCTTGCGCTTGTATACGCCAAAAGGATAGGACTGCCGCATGCCGCAGAAATTCCAGACGCCAAGCTTAACATTGGACCTGAACGCGCCGGAGACTTTCGGCAACCTCGCCGAAAATCTTAACGATAGCGAACGCCGTCTGCTGGCCGACGATATCGTTGAGTTGGTCAAGATCGATTTGGGGACCATGAATGATTGGCTTGGAAAGGCGAACGGCTATCTGGAAAAGATCAATTCCGACGTTAACACGTCGGCATCGGACAGCCGCGAACAAGACGGTAACAACGATAGCGAACCGCCTAGCACGGCGTTAACGCTATCGGCGGTCATTCAATACGCCGCCCGTGCTACCGGGTCCATCCTGTCCGAACCCGATCTTATCAAGGCCAGCGAGCCCGGCGGCGAGCGACTAGCCGCATGGGTATCCACGCAACTTCGCACCGTAGACCCGAATTGGGTCACCGACACCGACCCGCTTTGCCTGCACATGGGAGTGACCGGGTTGGGCTGGCGCAAGCGCTGGTTTGACGAGTACGAGGGCCAGTACTGCAGTTCGTTCCTGACGGTCAACGAAGTTATCGTTAGCGCCAAGGTGCTGTCGCTAGCACGTGCACCGCGTATCACTCATGCTTTTGAGCGCTACCCTTACGAAATCGAGCGCTCCATCGCTATGAAACATTGGGTTGACTACAACCCGCGTTTTGAAGATATCGACCCGCAGAAGCCGCAAAAGTTCTATGAAACCGATCTTTGGCTTGACCTTGACGGTGATGGGTACGACGAACCATGGACGATAACGGTTGCGCTTGACCC